CGGTCAGCGAGAATCTCTACGACTGCAACGGCGTGTTCGACTACTCGGCGCCGCGCGGCGATGTGCTGAAGTCGTTGATTGGTTCGATGGCCGGCACCGTGATCCCACCCGGAGATCAATGGCACGTCTTCGCCGGGGCTTACAACCCGCCGTCGGCTGTGCTCACCGACGCCGATTTGCGCGATTCGATTAAAGGCGACTTCCGGGTATCGCGCCGCGATATTTGCAATGGCGTGAAAGGCACATTCATTCCGGCATTTTTGCCGACCAACCAAACCCAGGCCCAGCCCAGTGCCTGGCGCTGGACCGACTTTCCGCCTTACCAGGGCAACGGTTTACTCGGCCATCCGAATTACATTGCCGAGGATGGCGGCGCCATCATTTGGAAGGAAGCGCGCTTCGGTTTCACCACCTCGATCTGGATGGTGCAGCGGCTGGCCAAAATCGTGTTGCAGCTTTTGCGCTTCCAGATCAGTTTGCACCTGGCCTGCAAGCTGACCGCGTTTCCGATCCAGGCCGCGACACCATCACGTTTATCCACGCGCGCTGGGCGGCGCTGGCCACCCCGCCGCCGACAACATTCTTTGTGACGCAATCAACGTTAATTGTCGAAAACACCGGCGGCGTTCCCACGCTCGGCGTCGACCTGGTGCTGCGCCAGCATGATCCCTCGATCTATCAATTCACCGCGCCCTCGAGCCCAAACAACCAGGGCGAGTATTCCGCCTACGGCACGCTGGGGACGATGTGAAGCCTATGATTGTTTTCTGCACCACGTGCAAGGGACGCGTCCAGCACGTTGAGCGAACCCTGGCCAAAAATCTGGCCGACAATGCCAGCCATGAGCAGTCGAAATTCGTGATCCTGGACTACAACAGCCAGGACGAGCTGCTCGGCTACCTCAAATTGAATCATGCGGAGGCGATCGAAAGCGGAAAGCTGGTGGTATACAGCTTCCGCGAGCCGGGGCCTTTTCGCATGGCCCATGCCAAAAACATGGCCCACCGCCTGGGCATCCGGGAAGGCGCCAGCATCCTGGTAAACCTCGATGCCGATAACTTCACCGGAAGCGACTTCGCTCATTACGTGGCGGAGAAGTTCGAAACCGCGGAGAAGATGTTCTTGTGGGCCGGAATCGTTCGCGGCCAGGGCCGCAAAATGCGGGGATGCAGCGGCCGCATCGCCGTCACCAGCCGCGCCTTTCTCGGCGCCGGAGGTTACGACGAGAAATACGATACCTGGGCGCCCGACGACAAGGACTTCAATGCGCGGTTGATTCGGCTGGGTTACAGCTCGGTCGAGATCGATCGCCAGTATCTGGAGTCTGTGCCGCACGGCGATGGCATGCGCTTCAAAGAGTATCCCCAGGTTCGCAACAATGCGGGATCGGATGAATGCGAACTGGCCGATTCGACCACGACCGTAGTCAACTTCGGAAACTATGGATGCGGCGCCGTCTCCCGAAACTTCAGCGTGGATGCCATTGAACTCGGCCGGCTGCCGACCAGGATCTTTGGCATTGGCATGCACAAAACCGGAACCACTTCGCTGCACGCAGCCCTCGAGTTGCTGGGCTTCGACAGCGCCCACTGGCAGTCGGGCAATTGGGCGTGGGCCATCTGGGAGGAAATGAAATCGCTGGGAAGATCGCCGACGCTCGAAAAACATTATGCCCTGTCGGACCTGCCGATCAGCATTCTTTATGAACAATTGGATGCCGCTTACCCGGGATCGAAATTCATTCTGACCACGAGAAACGAAGCTGCCTGGCTAAGCAGCGCGCGCAATCATTGGAGTCACAACCGCAACCCATTTCGCTGGGAGTGGGATGCGTACCCCTTTTCGCACCGGATCCATCAGGAAGTTTACGGGCAAAAGGAATTCGATGCGGCCGTGTTCGTCGCCCGCTTCCGGCGCCACAATGCCGAAGTCCGCGAATATTTCAAGGACCGCCCCGGCGATCTGCTGGTCATGGACATGGATCACAATGCCGGCTGGCCGGAACTCTGCCGATTTTTGGGAAAGCCCGTTCCCGCAGCGCCCTATCCCCGGGTGTTCAAGACTGAATTATGACTCCTGAGCAAAAACAATTCGTGATGGACGCTGCGGCCGCGGCGGCGAAGTCTGGCCACATCTTTCCCCAAATGGCCGCGTGCGAAGCCGCGCTCGAATCGCGCTATGGCACTTCGCTGCTCGCGGTGCAGGACTGCAATCTGTTTGGCATGAAGCAGCACGTACACCCGATCTACCGCACGCACAACCTGCCCACACGGGAATTCGAGTGTGGGAAGTGGATCGCCACCACGGCCGCCTGGGTGCTTTATCCCGATTGGGCGAGCTGCTTTGCCGACCGCATGAGCACCTTGAAGCGGCTGGCCTCCGTCTACGGTCATTACGCAGGTGCACTGGCCGCGCCCGACGCCGCTACGTATATTGCCGAAGTCTCGAAGACCTGGTCGACGGATCCGGAGCGTGGCAAGAAAGTGCTTGAAATCTGGGAAGCCGCCTTCGGCAGTCAGCCGCCGGCAATCAGTTAGAACTTTTTACCATTGAGGAGAACCCAAAATGTTTTCACCCGAGGCCATGCTCATCGAATCGGCAGCTGACGCGCTCAAGGACGTCCCCGAATTCATTCGCACAGATCAATTGAAGGAATTGCGCAGCTTCGGTGCCGAGCGCGCTCAAGCGTTGGGAGCCAGCGGCATCAGCGCTGACTTCCAAAAGGGATACGAACTGGGACTGCAAACTGCGCGAGCTGTGCTAAGGGGCAGCATTGCCCTGATCGTAAAAGGCGTCGATCCACGGGATGTGCTGTAAACGATTTTCAGGAAGGGGATCAACAATGGGATTCAGCGCGGTTATGAAAAAGGCTTTCCCGTTCATTTCGGCGGCAGCTTCGCTCGGCGGTCCGGTCGGCACCATGGCGGCGGCGCTTGTGGGCAAGGCTCTCGGAGTCGACAAGCCCCCCGCCCCGACAGTCGATGGCATCACCAGCGCCATTGCATCCGCTCTCGGCGACCCCGTGCAGCGGGCTGCATTGCTGCAGGCCGAGCAGGCTTTTCAGCTGCAGATGGCGGAGCTGGGCTACAAAGACGCTGCCGATTTGGAAGCGGCCGGCGTCGCCGATCGCGCCAACGCTCGCGCCATGCAGGTGGAAACGCGCTCCAACCTTCCCGCAATACTGGCAATTCTCGTGACGCTGGGCTTTTTCGGGCTGCTGCTGATGATCGCGCTGCATTCCATCCCCGCCGGCGCGGAAACTATTTTGAACATTATGACCGGCTCGCTCGGCACCGCCTGGATCATGGTCATCACGTTTTACTTTGGCAGCTCGGCCGGCTCGGAACGCAAAACCGAGCTGATGGCGAATGGCGCGGCGGCGAAAGTATGAGCGCAGAGAAGCTGGCCAGCGGAACTACGGGCTGGACCGTGGAATCGACGCTGATCCATTTGAACGCAGCCTTGTCCGACCAGAAGGAGCGATTCAAGGATTCGCTCGAAGCCCAGGAAAAAAAGAATCAGCAGCAATTCGCCGATGCGGACAAAGCCGTTAAAGCGGCCATGGCGGCGGCCGAGAAGGCGGTAGATAAAGCCGAGCAGAATGCGGAGAAGTGGCGGTCCAACGCCAACGAATGGCGCTCGGCCATGTCGGACCGCGAGCGCAACTTCGCTCCTGTGCAACGCCTGGATGCCCTGGAAAAAATTCAGGATCAGCTAAAAGCGGAACTGATGAAAGAGATCAGCGGGCTTCGCGAATCGCGCAGTGAAAGCGGCGGCGAGAAGCAAACCCTGCGCGAGGGCCTGCAGCAACGCCAGTGGCATATCGGCATCATGATCGCCATTGGCACCGGCGTGCTGGCGCTGTTTGTCCAGTTGATGAAAGTGGTGAAATAAGCCACCCGGTGGCTTATGCCACAAAAGTAACTTCGCGACAGCGGTTTTCAGCGGTAGGATTCGATTATGACAGCTCCAGCCAAGCCGCCGAGCTGCGCCGACGTCGAAGCGGTGGCGCTCGAGTACCAGACGCTCGAACGCAAGATCGAGGCTATCGTCAAAAAGGCGAAGGATGAGGTCACTCCTTTCCAGGCGCAGCTGACCGGGCTTCGAGACTGGTTGATTGATGCGGCGC